TGTTCGAGATGTTCGGATTGTTCGAGATGTTCGGATTGTTCGGATTGTTCGGATTGTTCGAGATGTTCGAGATGTTCGAGATGTTCGAGATGTTCGGATTGTTCGAGATGTTCGGATTGTTCGGATTGTTCGAGATGTTCGGATTGTTCGAGATGTTCGGATTGTTCGGATTGTTCGGATTGTTCGAGATGTTCGAGATGTTCGAGATGTTCGAGATGTTCGGATTGTTCGAGATGTTCGGATTGTTCGGATTTCATTAAAAACCCACAACGATACACCGGCCAAATCATGGGTAGCCGAAAATCGCAAACGACGACATACTGGCTTGATGATAAAAATCAAGTCGTTTGTGGATGTTTTAGCGGGACGCTTGTAGAATTTTCCGAACGTGTTGAAGAAATATATGGCGATAAACATCACGGGTTAGAATATAAAAAATATATTTCAATTGTTGAAAAAATAATGGAGATGGAAAAACAATGAACAGATTACTAATCATATCGCTAACACTATCCGCTTTGCTTTGTTTAGTGCCGTTTGTTTATTGCGCGATTGTGTGTTGGAAGGAGGGAAGGAAATGAAAGTTTTGATTGCTTGCGAATATAGCGGAACTGTTCGGGACGCTTTTATAAAATTAGGGTATGATGCCATATCGTGTGATTTGTTGCCGACTGATAAGCCGGGGCCTCATTATCAAGGAGATGTTTTCGATATAATCAACGATGGTTTTGATTTAATGATTGCACACCCGCCTTGCACTGATTTGGCGGTTTCTGGGGCGCGGCATTTCCGGGAAAAAATAGCTGACGGAAGACAGCAAGCGGCAATTTATTTTTTTATGAAATTGGCTAAAACGAATATTGCAAAGATAGCTATTGAAAACCCAGTGTGTATTATGTCGACAAAATGGAGAAAGCCAGATCAAATAATACAGCCGTGGCAATTTGGCCACGGTGAAACAAAGGCAACTTGTTTATGGCTTAAAGGGTTGCCATTATTGAAGCCGACGCAAATAGTAGAAGGTAGAGCAGACAGGATTCACAAAATGCCGCCATCTCCTGATCGTTGGAAGTTAAGAAGCAAAACCTATCAAGGAATCGCCGACGCGATGGCTGAACAATGGGGAAAATGAAACGCCTAATTCTTAACACTAGCCTTTTCTATATCGGTGCGGTATTCGGTCTTGTCATCGGGCTTGCGATTGGGCAGCTTGGCATTTTTGTCACGATAGGCAAAGCGGTGTATGACGCAAGGTGTGAGCAGTATCAAGAGGATAGAGCGATATTTTATGGGGAGCAGGGTATGTTAAAAATATCTTGTGATGATGCTAAAAAATTAAATAAATATATAAATGATTATTTAGCGGATCGACGGAAAAATCACAAAAAAGTAATGGCGAGAAAAACATGCCATTGGGAACGTATAAACGAACAGTTTTGTGGTAAATGGACAGAGCAAACTTGTAATAGTAAGGTACATGCTTTTGACTGTGAGATACCAGACTATTGTCCTGATTGCAAAAGGAAAACAAGGGAGGTTACGAAATGAAAAAGATGACGGATGAAGAAATAAGAAAAAAAGACATGGCATACGCAGAATTGCAAAACAATGCTCCAGAGGATGATTTTGAAAATGGTATGCGAGAATGCCGGGATTTCTATGACGCCCAAATTGACGCGCAGGAAAAGACGATGGAGGAGCTTTGGAATATATATAACAATATTGATCTAAATAAAGAGGCATATACTTATGCTGTGAACCATGACTTCCTAGTTGGTATGTCTACTAAGTTTGCGATCGCTGTTGCCTTTTTTCTTGCCGCAGGCGGGAGGATAAAAGAATGAAAATAGAAAGATATTCATTGGTAATACATTGCAATAGCGAATCATCGCGTGAACAGTTGTACAAGTCGGACACAGGGCAATATGTTGATATTTGTGATATCGAAAAAGCCATCAAAGAAGCGATTGAGAAAATAAAAGAGAAAACATATTATTTTTATGATTATTCATACGCAGAGGCGATTTCTAAAAAAGATGTCCTTGAAATATTAGAAGGAATTTTGAAATGAATTTGAGTGTGAAGGGGTTTGTTTGGAAGGCTCTGATTGAGGAGTTTAGCTTGTGGAGATTCTTTGAGTTGAGTACGAGTGGGGTTTGGGATAAGGAAGCGTATACTAAGCGGTGGGGAGAGTTTCCGAAAGTTGTTGTGGATCAGATGTTGGATGCGGAGATGAAGAAGAATTGCTTTGTGCTCTGGGGTGCGTTTAATAGTAAGGAGAGGTGTGATATTCGGAAGAGACTGTTTCGGTTTGTAACGGAAGAGTTGGGTGAGAATGATCGGATTCTTGGGTGGGAAGATTTCTTGAAGCGGAAGGATCGGATTGAGAATGGGCTGTGGAAGGGGGAGTGGAGAAAGTCGATTGTTAAGGCGAGAGTTGTAATGATGACTAAGCCCAGGATGAAGGTGTTGAAGGGGTTTCAGTGGGAGCTGGAGAATAAGGGGGTAAGTCCGTTTCGGGGTGTTGCGCTTCTTTATACGAAGCATTTTGAGACAGCGAATAGGTTGGCAAAAAGGATACCAAATGCGATGGCGTATAGACTGGATACTCCGATAGTTGAGTCGCTGAAAGATAGTGTTTATAAGAGGAGTGTGATGGCTATTGTTGATGGGCTTTGTGAAAGGTATATGGGCAGTTATTGCTGGGTGTTTGGTGATGATGTTTGGACTAAGAGAGAGTTGATTAGAGAGGGTAATGAGTACTCAACCGTATGGTTGGGTAGATATTTGACTAAGAGTGGACTGATGAAAGGGAGGATGTTCTGATGATTAAAGAGATTGATGCTGTGCATGAGATTTATGAGAGGTTTGGAATTAATTTTATGAGTAATGTGCTGAGGGCGCATTCTTCTGATGTTAAGTTTGAGACGGTTTATAACCATGAGTTGATTGGAAGAGCGAAGAAGCTTTGTGTTTGTTCTAGTGGGCCAAGTCTTGAGAGAGATATTGAGTTGGTGAGGAAGGCGAATGATGAGGGATATGTGCTTGTTTGCGGGACAACCGCTATTGGGTTTCTGCTTAGTCAGCACGTAGTGCCGCATGTGGTTGTTTGCCATGATGCAAATGAAGCGACGTTTGAGGCGGTGGCCGAGTTTGAAAAGTTGATTGAAGGGGACGAGACGATTAGACGAAAGATGGTTTTTTATGTAAGTGCGATGGCAGATCAGAGGTTTGGGCTGGCTTCGAGATTTAAGGGGGTGAAGAAGTTTTTTTATGTGCCGCTTGTGCCAAGTTTTCAGAAGACGGTTGGGTTGATTAGCTTTTTGGCTGGAGCTGCTGGGCCTTTGTTTAAGAATGAGATTGGGTTTGTTGATTCGGATGGGGACACAACGAATGTTATGTTGAATCTTTGCTTCTCTGCAATGAGTAGAAGGAAGGAAAAGTTTAATATGGAGCTGTTGACGTTTGGGTGTGACTATGGGTGGGAGAAAGGTGGGAAGCAGAGAGTTGATATGTTTAAATGGAACCCGAATAATGGGTTTGAGGTGATGGATTCCCGACCGAAGATGGAGGGGTTTGAAGTGAGTCCGGGATTCATGACAACCAAGGTATTGGATATTTGCAGGGGAGCATTTTTCTCCCGAGTGGCTGCAATTAAGAAAGCGATGATTGACGCAGGAGGGAAGTTTACATGGGTGAACGATCCGTTAAAGGGAAGGTAAAGCCGGTTAGGTTTATCCAGATGGGCGGGAGCTTAAGTGGCTCTCACTTCTTTGGGTTGTACGAAAACTGTCAGATGAAATTCTTTTTAAGGTATGTGCTGGGATGGGAATCTATTTGGAGTACGCCTGCGCTTATTAACGGGACTGCAATGCACGCTGCAAAAGAGGTATTTTACTCTATGAAGAAGGGGACTGATGCACAGAGGATCAAGAAGCCGCTTCAGAAGTATCTTGAGGTGATGGATGTTAATCGGAAGAAGATTATTAGTAGTAGCTTGGCGGACTTTGAGAAGCTGAGGGATCGGGGGACGGAGCTTTTTCCGGCGTGGGTAGAGACCTTTGGGGGAGGAGATCTGGAAAAGTATCAGATTCTTGGGGTCGAGAAGGAGATGCAGCTTGATGTTCCGTGGAGAAAGAGTAAGTTTGTGGTTACTGGGAAGTTGGACTTGTTGGTGAGGGATAAGAAGGATAAGGGGATTCTTATTCTCGATACAAAGACCACCAGTTTTAGCTTGAGGGAGACGGAGTACAGTGTTATGCTGGGGGATCAAGCAACGGCTTATATAAGTATGGCGAGGCAGGCGTATCCGAAAGATGAGGTTAAGGGGATGATTGCTGATATCATGTATTGGCATGACAATAGTAAGAAGGTTGAGAGTGCGACACTCAAGAGAAGTGATGTGATTGTTAGGTATCCAGCTGATGTTGCAGAGTATAAGGTTAATATGGGGAATCTGATTGCCGAGTGCTCTTCTAAGGTGGCTGCTTGGGGTACGGGTAAGTGGAAAGAGCCGGTTCAGTTGTTCCGAAGGAATAGCCAGTGGTGCTATAGCTTTTTTAGGGAGTGCGAGTATTCGAGTTGGTGTAGACGGAATATGGCTTGTAAGGCGAAGGAAGTGCCGTTTGAGTTTACGAAGGTGAATGTTAAGAAGATTGTTGAGAGGGTTAAGAAGGGGGATGTATGAAAAAGATTATTGCGATTTTGGTCGTGTTCTTTTTTCTTTCCTCGGGCGTATCCGCCCAGGAGGGTATGCTTTATAATACTTTTACGAAAGAGGTGACTGGGGTTTGGTATTATGATCGGTTGAATGTGGCGTGGTGGAAGACACTGGAGTTTAAGGAGAAGTTGGCGTTTGTTGGGATTGGGGTTGGTAGCTATTGGATGATTCAGGATTACGTAATTGATGTTGCGAAAAGACTTGACGGAGTTGATATTAGCAAGTATACTTTCATGAATGTTAGCGCGGATACTGTTGTTACCAGAATAGATATTATGATTGCTGTTACGAATATGCCAGACTGGGTGTCAGTTATGGACGTGCTTGCTGTTTCTTTGGACTATGAGTTTTGGGTTGAGAGTGGGGTGTATTTGTGGGAACAACGCTACAGAATGTGGCGGGATCATCCGGGAAAATATGTGGAGTTTAGACAATGAAGAAGAAGAAGAATGCTGGGAAGGTTATTCCGATGAAAGAAGCCAAGAAGATTAAGAGGCTGGTGGGGAAGGAAGTCGATCGGAAGATGGACGAGATCCTTGAATTTATGAAGGGCCATCCGGGGATGAGTTTGAGGCAAATGGCGATTGCTATGAGCATGAGTCCCCAGTTGTTTCACAAATACTATCGGAAGATTGTGAAGGAAGGCAAGTTTAAGATTGAACAGAGGTGGGTAATAGATGAGCAAGACGACAACAACGGAAAAGACTAAGAGTGTTGGGAAGGATGTTGGCTTTGCGGTTGTGACCAAGGGCTTTGAGGGATTGAAGAAAAGGTATCGGGTCGGGGCTTATGGGCTGAATCGGAGTGGAAAGACTATGTTTGCTGGAAGCTGGCCTGATGTTCTTTATTTGGATTTTGATGATGGAGCGAGAACTCTTCAGAGTTTCTTTCCTGATAAGAAGGATGTTGTGCACGTTTCGTTTAAGTTCGGGACGGGAATTATTGATGGGCTGGATCAGATGTTTATTTGGCTAGTAGATCGGGATGGGCCGTTTAAGAATTGGTTCCCTCAGACGGTTGTTGTGGACTCTGTGAAGAGTATGAATGTCAGTATGGAACACGAGCTGATCGAGAAAGGTTATGAGAGTGCCAGTAAGGATAAGGAGAATGTTAGCCTTGGAGACTATCGGGTGCTACTTACGAGAACGATGGCACTGATTAATAGGTTGAAGACTCTGGATGTGAATGTGCTGCTTCTTGATACGCTGATGTTTCAGGAGAAGACTGGGGATTATGTGCCTGCGGCGAGTGGGAAGATATTGCCCGGAGCGATTATGGATTCCATGGATTATAATGTGTTGTTTGAGAAATGTGAGGGAGATGATGGTGCTCCAAGGTATCAGGCGAACTTTGATTGTTTTAGGGAGATGAAGAACTTTGGATATAGGGGGAAGGTTAAGAAGGGGATTGTTAAGAATCTTGATTATAAGAAGTTCTGTGAGAATGTTGAGTGAATAAACTGGCCGTATGGCTGTTTATATATTGAAGATGAGGAGTATTTTTATGGCAATGAGTACAAGAAAAGGTTTGCATGATGCGACAGAAGCGGGTCAGGTTGAGGTTCTAGTTCCCGGAAAGTATATTGGGAATGTCGTGACACACAAAGAGAAGACAAGCAAGAACGGCTTCGATCAGGTTGAGACTAAGTTGAGTGTGCTCTCTGGCCCACCTCAGGGTGAGAAGGGAACTGAACCAAGGGGACGAACGTTCACTGATACTATTACTTGGACGGACAATAAGCAGAACATTCAGATTAGTAATAGTAAGCTGAAGAGTTTGCTGACTGCGGTTGGCGTGAAGGTCAATGCTCAGGATCAGTATGACCTGAATAAGGTTGTTGCGAAAAATGTCGGGTTTGTGCTGGCGGCTGGGAAGAAAGGTAAAGATTGGAAAGAGGGTGATACAATTTGGCCGGAACTCAAGAGTTATTTTGATCCGACTGCTGTGACTGCTGCGCCCGCTGCTGGTAAGAAAGGTGGTAAGAAGTCCTCTTCCGCTGCTGGTTGGGAAGACGACGAATAAGATTTAAGAGTTTAGTTATTTTGGGGCGAGGGAGGACGAGTTCTTCTCTCGCTTCTTTTTAAAGGGGAGAGTATGGAAGAGGCTGGGTATGTAAGGGGCCATGTGGTATCCTATCGGTTGTTGGGGAATCAGTGGAGTTTTCGTGATCCGCATAAGGGTAGGAGGCCGAAGCCGAGGGATTGGACTAAGTGTTTGAATAGCGTGATTGGGAAAGATTTGTGGAAGGTTAAGAGGTGGCTGCCGATTTATATGGCGATTGAGAGGGATGAGGAGCCAGTACGAACGACGGCTTTTAGGGATGACACGGGGCTGAAGTTTTTGGTGACGAATAAGAAGGCTGGGTATGCGATTGATACGATTGATAGTATGCCGGAATTGTACTATGAGGCCGGATGGGTTGGAATTAATTGGGACATTAAGAAGCAGAGGATGAGGTTGGCAAAAGAATGTGAGGTTACTTACTTTCCGTGGAGAATGGCGCATGAGGTTACGAGACTGGGCGATGAGGTAGATTAGTATGTTAGACTTTTTAAAGAAGAACTTTGATTGGCTACTGCCGGTGTTGTTGATTTTGTTTGGTGGATTTCTTGAGGTGTACTATTATTTTATGAGGTTTTCCAGGGCTGATGGAGTTGTTGAGTGGGTTGGGATTCTGATTGGGGTGGGGCTGACGGTTTTGTTGATGGCCGTTAGTTGGCAGAAGAGGACAGTGCTGAAGGTTTTTCTTATTGTGTTTAGTGTTATTGCTACTAGTGGGGGTCAGAGTTTCTCGTTGATTGAGAAGAATAAGGAGAACGTTCAGGCACAGTCAGCGGATGAGTTGAAGCTGTTGGAGGCCGAACAGGCTTCACTTGTGAAGGAGTATGCGCAGATTCAAGAGAGAATCAGTACTAGTATTAAAAGTTTGGAAGATCAGTTTGAATATAAGAATACGCTGGCTACTGCCGAAACACGAAAGGCCGAAATTTCACAAAGACAGAAAGAGATTCAGGTAGAGATTAAGGGGCTAAATAAGGATCAGACGAATGTTGAAGCTGCTAATATTTATAGTTTTTATGCGGATTTGTTTGGTGAGGTTGTTCCGGTATCTTGGATCAAGTTTATCCTCCACACGCTGCTTTCTATTTTTATTGCGATAATGGCCCCGACTGGGATTAGTGCGCTGTTGAGGGCACAGAATAGAGAGACAGCTGAGGTTCCGCGTGTTTCTGAGGTTCCAGTAGTGGTGGCTGAAGCAGGAGTAGCTGAAGTTGCTCCGGCCTCCCTCCCCCAAGTTGTGTCAAAGAGTGGTGTTGAAGTTGGGAATGTTGTTGGGTTGAATCAGTATATTAAGAGGGTTTGGGAAAGACAAGGTGTGGATGCTGATACGACTGATGAGGTTATGGCCGATGAGTTTGGAATGAGTGTTGCACAAGTTAAGAAGTTGAGGATCAAGTTAATGATGATGAATTGGGAGGAGGGGCCAGTGGCTAAGTATTATGCAAGCGGGTGTGTGTTGCAGTATGAGCCGAAGGTTATTGAAAAGATTATTAAGAAGCTTGGGGAATAGGAGGACTTATGGATTTTGTAGAGGGACTTGGATGGGTGTTGGCTATTGCTATTCTTGGTGGTGTTTGTTGGTTCTTTAGGTTGAATGTGAGGCCGAAGACTGAAGAGGATTTGCAGGCTGAGCAGGAACAGGTTATGGAAGAGTTGAGGGCTGAGGCTAAACGGAAGAAGGAAGAACTGGAGAAGAAGAATGTCGATCAAGTCGTTAAAGAGTTCAAAGAAGTCTTTGGCAAAAAAAGATAGAGACTATTTGGTGGCAATGAAGAAGCTGTTACTGAGGGAAGCCAGAAGACTTGAGGATAAGGAGATTGAAAGTGGGCTGTTGTTTGATGCGGCAGAGTTGATGGATGATTGGCTAAGGAGGAACTTGTGAGCGAGGTTGTTGGGGAGAAGTGGGATGATGGGAAGATACGGTTTTCTCTTGTTCCTTGGAAGGGAGTTGAGGCGGTTGGTGAAGTTGCGATGTATGGCTTGAGAAAGGGGTATAAGAAGGATAGTTGGAAGTTTGTTGAAGGTGGATTTGAGAGGTATAAAGATGCGCTTGTTAGGCATTTAGTGAAGGAGTTGGTTGGAGAGCACGTTGATCCTGAGAGTGGGTTGCCGCATTTGTACCATGTGGCGTGGAATGCGCTAGCTGTTTGTCATTTCTTGATGGAGGGAAAACAAAGTGAAAAACAATAGGGAGATTTTATGTTGTGTCAAATTATTTTGTTTAATATTGTTGGTCTTATTGTCTGGATTATCCTGTGTGAACTTTTCTATAGAATCATTCGACCCGCTTTCAGAAAATCAACTCGAAGAGCAGCCGGACGACGAGGTGAGTGTGACGGAAGAGTTCGGGATAACGATTGGGGATCTGAGACGTGCCCTCAATGTGGAAGATCAGTACCAAATATTACTGAAGAAACAGGAAGCGGATGCGTTGTTTGTAGAGGAGTTTGTGGACGATGTGAACCAGAGGTTGATGATTGATGGAATTGTGGTGGTGATTCTTTCTGGGCTGCTGGGATATTTTATTTTTAATTAAGGGGATTCTATGTTTAAGAGAGAACAGTTTTCTAAGTGTGACGAGTGTCCGCTAAGGGGCAATCCGATGGTTAGGGGGAGGTGCTTAAGTGATAGGCCGAAGTGGGTAATTGTGGGGGATAACCCTGATAAGCATTCGGTGCACGATGGAAAAGTGTTCGGCGGTTGGGCTGGCAACATGGTTGATAGGATGCTTAAGGATTGTGGAGTTGTTCGGGGGGATGTGCATTTTACTTATGCTGTTGCTTGTAGTGGAGAGGGTGCAAGTAAGTTGGAGATGGATGAAGCAGAAGAGTGTTGCTTGCCAGGGCTTATTGAAGAGTTGAGGGGCGTTAAGGGGTTTGGTGTTGTAGGGGCGTTGGGGGAGAGGGCTAAGAGGGCGTTTGGGATTGTAGAGAGTTTGAGGAAGATTAGGGGGTATGTTGTTCCAAAGAAGATGTTCGGTATGGTAGTGCCGGTTGTAGCTACTTATAGTCCGCAGTTTTTGGTGCAGGGAAATATTGAAGAGGTTGATATCTGGGGTAATGACGTTGAGAAGATTGTGAGGATCGGGAGAGAGGGGTGGACAGTTCCTGAGCTGAAGGTGGAGGTACTGGAAGATGTTAGAGAGATCGAAAGAGCTGTTAAAGAATTGCTTCTTGAAGAAGAGATTGGCGTGGATATCGAGACGACTGCGCTGGAGCCGAATGAAGGTGAGATTAAATGCGTGGGGATTGGCACAAGAGAACGAGCAGTTGTCATTCCTCTTAGACGCAATGGACGAGCTTTATATGAAGGATCGAGACTTGAAAAGGTTAATAAAGCAATCGAAAAAGTAGTGACTAGTGGGAAGTGCGTTTATCATAATGGTTATTTTGATACGTTTTGGTTGGAGTGGAAGAGGTTTAAAGGAGCCAAGGATGGGCTGATGCACGATACGATGAAGCTTCATCACTGTATTGATGCGGAGATTTATCATAGCTTGGCTTATGTTGCCAGTGTTTATACTGATATGCCGTACTGGAAGGATATTAAGTTTGACTCGGCAGCTGAGGATGAAAAGGATTCGAGTAAGATAGATGATGATAAGCTGTTTTATTATAATGGGCTGGATGTTATCGGGATGATGAAGGCTCTTGAGGGGCTGAAGGCCGATGCGAAGAGAGATGGTGTTTGGGATTTGTATTGGGAGAAGGATCGACACATTGTTAAAGTGTTGGTTGAGATGAGATTGAATGGGCTGCCGTGTAATAATAAGAGTAGAAATAACACTAAGAAGTTGATTGTTGAAAGGAATAAAGAGCTTGATGAACTGATGAGAGCAATGACTTGTGTTCCTGAGTTCTTTAGTTGGACGAAGGATAATTGGGTTAAGGCGCTGCTCTATGGGGAAAAGGATACTGGGTATTTTAGAAAGGCAGTGGAGTATATTGAAGAGCGATCTGCCGCTGGGAAGAGGATGGATATCAAGCAGGCTGTGGAGTTTCAGGAACGAGTTGATGTGATGAAGGTTGAGCGTATGAGGATTCCCAATGGGTTTGTTCCGGGGAAGACTAAGGCCGGGCAGAGTGGCTTGGATAAGGTTGCGTTGGATAAGCTGGTGAGGGCTTGTGTTGATAGAGTTGTTGAGATTGATAGTTTGAAGAGAGATAGTCTTTTGAAGAAGGATGAGAAGGCTGGACTCCTTTGCACTGTTGAGTTTTTGAAGATGTTTAATGAGTGGAATTATAATGAGCAGATGAGTAAGACTTTCTTGGGTGTTAAGATTTGGGATGATGGGAAGGTCAGGGGACAGCTTAATAGTTGTGGGACAAGTACGGGAAGGCTCTCTAGTCAGAAACCGAATGTACAGAACCTGCCGAGAGAGAGGAAGGAGCAGAAGTTTTCGGTGAAGCAAGCGTATGAGTGTCCACAAGGGTGGAGTTTTGTTGAAAGGGACTATGTGAATATTGAGGTTTATTTGCTTGGGTATATTAGTGGTTGTAAGAGTTTGATTAAGGCGCATAAGGAAGGGCTAAATATTCATGATATGAATACGAAGCTTTGGGGGATTAAAGAGGATCATCCAAAGTGGGGAACGTATCGAGTTTGTGCGAAGACCCATATATTCGGGACGAGTTATTGCGGGACTCAGCAAGGGATGTATAAGAAGCTGAGGGAGAAGGAGCCGGATATTCCTGTTACTTGGGAAGAGTTTAAGTTTTATGATGATAACTTTAGGAAGACTAACCCTGAGATTTTTACTTGGCAGGCAAAGACTAAACAGACTGCGATTAATGTGAGAGTGATAAGGAACTCGGTAGGAAGGATTCGGGTACTGCATGGGAACAATGTGGATGAAATCGCGAGAGAGGCAGCGAACTTTCAGATACAAAGTCTTAGTTGGGATATTGCGGCGAATGGGTTGATTGAGTTTTATAAGAGGAAGAAGGATAGCTGGAAGATGGTGCTTAATGTGCATGACTCGATTATGGTTATGTGTAAGGATGAGGAGATGGAAGAGTGTAATCGGGTTCTTACGGAGTGTATGGAGATGCCGATTAAGATTGGTAATGAAGTTGTTGTATTTAAGACTGATGCGAAGATGGGCAGGAATTGGGGATTAGTGAAGGCGGTGTAGAATGGCAACTAAGAAAAGCAGCAAGAAAAATGATAGTGATGTGCAGTCCTCCAAGTCTTTCTCTTTGCCGTTTTCTGTGAGGAGTGAGAAGGATTGTAAGGATAAGTTTTGGGAAAGTCTGGGGAAGGACTTTGGGGAACAGTGTTTGCCAAGTAATGAGGGGCTGATTACTGAGATGGTTTATGCGATGCGGGGTAGTGAGACTCCAGTTATTTATTTGATTTGGGCTGGCATTGTTTCGATTAATAGTATGTTGAAGAGAGAGGCGTGGATTGAATGGTATCCGCATAAGCTGTTTCCGAATATGTATGTTTGTTTGGTAGGTGGAGCGGGGGATAAGAAAAGTGCGAGTCTTGATGCTTGGTATGAGGTGATTAGGAGAGCGGTGGATTTCCTGAAGGAGAGTGATCCATATATGGGGGTCGTTAAGGATTTGAAGATTGTTAAGGATAGGACGACACCAGAGGCGCTGCTGGATACGTTGTTGCCGAGTACTAGTGGACTTGGAGATACTGTGCAGATTGAGGATAAGAGGGGTGTGGCCGTCTTGGGGGAGGATGGTTTTGTATTGACGTATGATCGGACGAGCGAGGCGCTGGTGTATGTGAGTGAATTGAGTACGCTGTTTAGCAAGGCGACGTACAGTGCGACAATGAGTGAGATTTTCTTGGATATTTTTGATACCCATGAGGAGTGGGGATTTAAGACCAAGAGTGCGGGTCAGAAGTATTTGAGGAAGCTTTGTACAAGTTTGTTAGGGGCAACTACTCCGATAGCGTTGAGGACTAGTTTGCCAGAGAATATGTTGGGGGATGGTTTCTTGAGCCGCACGACGCTTGTGTTTCTGGAGAGGAATACGAAGTATATGAGTATGCCGAGGGAAGTTGTTGGGGCGCCGAGTTTTGATGAGTTGGGGATGAAGATGAGTTGGATTGCCAAGACTTGTGTTGGCGGACATACGCTGAGTGAGGAAGCTCAGAAGAGGTATGATGAGTGGTACATGATTTTTAAGATGGATTTGGCTGAGAATCCTGAGACGGCTGGTGTTAAGAGTAGAATGGATAAGATTCTGTTGAAGGTGGCGTTGGCGTTTAAGGCGCAAAGGTATTGTAGTGGGGATAGGATTGAGCTGGTGGATCTGGAAGATGCGATACGGTTGATTGAGCTGACGTATAGTAAGATGGGCGGGCTGATTAATACGATTGGTAAGAAAGAGTTCATGCAGGAGTATCAGAAAGTGAAGGCGCTTATTCAGGAGTGTTCGGCGATTATGAGGGATTCGCTTGTGTTGAAGGCGAAGATTCCGAGTGACTTGTTGAATAAGATTTTGGATCAGCTGAAGCAGGAAGGTTCAATTAGTATTGTGTTAAATAATGAGGGAAGGAAGGTTCCGAGTAGGAATAGGAAAGAGATGTATATTTGGTGCGGGAAGGGCAAAGATGAAGTATGATGGGCTGTGGCATAAGCTGAAGAAGGAGAACATTGGGTTGCTTTATCAGGCGGTAAGTGTGTTGAGGAAGGCCGGGATGAAGTATAAGGATGTTGCTAAAAAGTTGGGGTGTAGCCATAAGACGATTGAACACTTTTGCCATGAGATGGGGATTAAGGAGAGGGCTAAGGCTGTCCCTCCCCCTATGAGGCTCTGCTTAGAAAAGAATATGAATAGTAAACAGAAGAGGTATCGTATGAGAGAGTATGGAAAGGAATACCTTGAGGCGATTGGTTTTTGGAAGGAGAGATATGTGGTCTTTGATGCAACAGGTCAACCACATATCTCGTCTACACTTAATCTGAAGAGTCTAAAGTGGTCTTCAGATGCTCCGGCAGAACTGAGTTTACAAGCGGATCGTCTGACGGGAGAAAAGGTATATTTAACCGTCCAAATTGATCGGCTGGAAGCACAGAGAATCCACTTAGGGATAAAAGCGCCCCGGAAAAGTCTCCTGAAGCTATTCCATCAGCAAACTTAGTTATCGAGCGCACTTGAGCTGAACCAGGGTAGAGGTTCGGATAGTTATACATTCCCCACTTTAATTTGTAGGAGTTCGCATAGGCTTTGGCTTGATAGGGTGAGATGTCTTTTGTAAGCTGAGATAGTTGTTGGTTGAAGAGTGGTGCATTAAAGCCGCCTACTTGAGAGGCAAGGCCGAGAGCATTGACTGCGAATTTATACATTACCCCGCCGTTAAAGTACATTGGAGAGATTGGGTTGAAGTTGTCTCCACGAGTTCGTAGGAACTCGAAGGTTGACATAAGGGCCATGCTGTTTGCTGCCAAAGAAGTTATGGCCGTAAGTGATTGGGCCATTGTAGGGGCAAATAGTTTGCGGGTTACTGGGTCTAGGTGAGCGTACTTGGTGGGGTTAAAGCCACCGAGGGTTTGCTTAACCATTTGGATGTAGGAAGCTGAGTAGGAGCCGAATTGTCCGAAGAGCTTGCCTATCCAGGTTCTACCGAAGGGTGAGTTCCAGTTAGCGTAGCGAAACATTGTTGTGTTTACCATCTCACGAGCGTAGAGAAGTTGAGCTGATTTGATGTCGCCGGATTGAAGGAGCTTTAGCTGGCGTTGAGCAAAGCCTTGGGAGAGCATGTTTGAGTTGGTGTATTGGAAGAAAGGAATCCAATCGGCTGCTGTCTTTGGCATTTTGCCGAGGCGTTCAATGCCATCAGAGAATTTCTTCTTTGCTGCAATCCATGTTACTGCGCGAGATATGTCGTCTGAGTTCTTGAAGCCCTGCATACCGAAGTCAACTACTTTGCGGTAGGCGCTTGAGACGGGAGTATCGAAGTTATCGAGGTATTGCGCACGGTCTGCGATTACGGCAGCTTTTCTCATTTCATCAAAGATGTCGTCACAGTTTTTTGAGAGGACTGTTTTGTAGCCGTGTGTGATTGCATCTAAGCCGAGAAATGGAGTTGCGGTCTGAAGGGGTTGGAGTGTGTTACGAATTACTAGAGAGGGTTTGAGGGCCATTGAAGTGAAGTAAGATGCTTCATAGATTTTTGGTAAAAAGTTTTCTGCTACTGCACGGGAGAGTTTTTCGTTCTTTGTAATTGAGAAGAATAGGTCGTGAACTCCTTTACTGATAACTTCTTCTCCATTGCTATTCATTCCAGTGATGAGTTCTTTAAACTCGTTTAGTTTGGTGTTGAGCATACCGGGAGCAAAGCCTTTAGGTTTGCCGTCTGCGCCGACTCGGATTGTTTGAGATTCAGCGATACGCTTTTGGAGGGTGTTTAGTTCTTCGAGTGGGCCGTTAAGGAAGAACATATCTGCGGTTTTTTTGTTATAGTAGGTGAGGACGTGGTAGAGGTTTGTGCTTGTGGATATTGTAGCAAGTTCGCTTGTACGGGAATTTTTGAAGAAAGCTTTTACCTGAGCTGCGTCCATTGAAGAGGCGAAGTTTGTTGTACTGAGGATGTCTTCTGGTGTGAGATCTGAGAATTGATCCCAACCGTCACGATAGCCTTTGTCTTTTAGACGGGGAAGATAGTCGGTTAGAAACTTTGAGGTGTCGTTGCCGGTGAGTGCGAAGAGACCGGATTGTGGATCGTTACCAAGGATTGCTTTAATGGCGGGGATGCGAGTGTTGATGTCTTCCGGTGTAAGTTTGTAATCAGTTATTATTTTCTGGAGTTCCTCTGGTGTTGCTTTCTTTAAGTAGGATTTGCCGGGTTCAGGGATTTCACCTGTGATGTAGTAGTAGAGTCCTTCTTGACGTTCCTTTGAGACTTTCTTGAATACTGCGTCGATTTGGTGTTGAATGGGGCCTGAGTAGGCTGCGGCTGCATCCTTACCTGCTTTAATGCGTTCGATTATTTGAGCGCCTTCAGGTAGATTGATTGTTTTGAAGGCATCTTCGAGCCAATTTGTACGGGGGACTGCAATACGGGAGATTGCTGCATAGCCGCCGAGTTGGTCGATTGTGTTCTCGAATGTGGATTCGGGAATTGTGAGGAGAGATTGTTTTTGAACCCAGTCGTGGGTGATACCTTTGGCTGAGAAGATTGGGTCTAGGATTTGCATTGTTCGAGTATCGAAGAGATCAGGTGCTCCGGTAGGAGTAGGGTTTTCTCGAATATGGTCAAAGAGAGTTTGCTGGTTATTGAATGTTTTGATGTTTCCGGTTCCATCGTTAATATGATATTCGTTGCCATTTCTCCAGATAAAAATGCCTTTATCGCGGGAGATAGATTGAAGAGTGGCGTCTTTAACGCTCTGGGTTTCAATAGCTCGAAGTAGTTCTTCTGCTTCAGTTTTGGAGGCAACGCTGAACTCATGGGCAAGTATGTCGGACTGAACGGTAAATCGAGTGTTTGAGAAGCCATAGATTCTTCCTGTTGGTGTGATAACTGCTTCTTTAGCAGCGCCGATTTTTGTGTAGTCTTGGAACTGATTGAAGAACTGTTGAGTTTCTTGGAGGGTTCCGTACATAGCTTTGTCCGTTACTTGGACTTCGATGGCGTCGTCTGCAAAGATGTACATTTCACGGGGAGCGAGGGAAGCAGGGAGTTTGGTAGGCTCCCAACCCATTTGATTGGCGATGTCTGAGAGTGAGGGGCCACTGGCTACTTTAGTTTTTGAAGTACCGACTGATTGGACTACCCAGTTTGAATTTGCTCTGTAAACTCGGAAGCCTTCATCACGGAGGGCAGTCTGGAGTTGTTCAGGTGAAAAAGAGTTTTTGCCGAACCAAGAGATGGCATCGTCGACTGAAGTAAAGACTCGCTTTTCTCCTGCGGCCATTACTTGAACGGCTCCTTTTTCGATGATCGGCTCTGTACCGTAGACTTGTTTAAAGGCGGTTCTAAACCAGGAGGCTTTGGTCTTTTGGCCGAGAGGAATGTTAAAGCCTTTTTCTACATTGAGCATGAGGTGTTCGATGTTGACTGAGGTGTCAATTTTGTTGGGTACTCCAGTGTCATCGAGGACTTTCTTGAGTTGATTGAAGTAGGATTTGACAAAGTTTACTTTTCCCTCGATGGAGGAGGTGGCTGCGGGAAGCCGGAGTTCAATGTTGTTGCCGTCTTTGAACATGAGATTGAAGCCGTATTTGTTGCCAGAGGATGTGAGCTTGACGTTGAAGGTAGCTCCTGTTTTATTCTTGAGGTAGGACTCTGTTAGGGTCTTTAGGACTGGCTGGTTTGGTTCTCTAGCGATAGCTGATAGAGCGTTCATAAGGGCTGTATCGGACTTTGTGAGTTGTTCAGGTTTGAAGGTTTCGCTGAAGGTGCGTTTAACTGTTGCGTTGAAATCGGGGAGTTTTGAAGTGGGGTCTTTAGCGAGGTTTGAAAAGTTCTGAAAGGACTCGACTTCTTTTACCGATTGCTTGAGGGTTGTCACTCGTTTAATTTTGTTTGCTAGGAGTATTTCTATGTTGCCGTTTCCCATGTCAATGGAGTCAAAGCCTTTGCGAAGTAGGTCAGCTTTTGATAGCTCGTCGATTGAGGTGGGGGCGATAAGTCCTTTTTGCTGCATGTCAGTAAAGAATTGTTTTGTTTGCTCGTAGAGTTCGACAGGAGCTGTTGACTTTGCAGGAAACAGATATTTGCCGTCCGGGTTTATTTGAGCGGCTGTTGTTCCGTAGGAGAAATCCTGACCCTTTTGGGGGAGGGCATCAACACGGTATAGTTTGTAGTCGTTTGATTTTGCTACTTGTTCAAGGATGGGGAGTTCGTCTCCGTAGACGATTGGACGGCCTGAAATTGAAGGTAAGTTCTTGTAGGTTGTTAAAGGAGAACTTGAGATTTCTTTCTTGGTGATGTCGAAGAGTTGGTCTGCTGCATCCTGCATTCCTTTGATGGTTGTGATTGAGGGGTAGGATTCTTGAAGGGATTTGAAGCCAACTTCAGGAGCATCTACAAGAGGCTTTGGTACTGTCTTTATCTGGGCATCGTAGCTCTTTTCAATGTTAGAGAGGATTGCGCCTTGATGGTCGGCCATAGCTTGATAGAGGCCTGGTAAGGAGTCTATTTGACGAGCGTATTGATCGGGTGAGGCTTTAGCTCGAAGTTGGAATGTTCCGTTTTCGATTGTGTTTGAGAAACCTTGAAGGTCAGTGGCAAGGCGTATTTCTGATAAGGGGTCTGCCTTGATTACTTCAGGAGGAAGTTTCTTAATGGCATTTATTTCTTTGATTGATTGCATGTAGTGCTGTTGGTAAGCAGGGAGTGTTGCTTTAAGTTCGGGAGAGAATGAGTCGAACTTGGTGATGAGATCGTTGATGTCAGTCGCACTCATTAGAGTTTGCATGGCTTTGTTGTCGTAGACGTTCTTTCCGACTAAGCCGAGAGCTGCGGTTTTACCTGAGGCAAGGGCTGCTGGAGCTATGGTGCCGGTTACGCCACCAATTATGTAATCCATGAGGGCGTATTCGCCAAAGGTCTTTGCTATTGTTGGAGCATCTGCAAGAATGCTTGAGATGTCGAAATTTGGAGTTGAAGTAATTTTTTCCATGTAGTCGGAAGCTGTCCATCCTGCGGCTTCTGCTGAAGCGCGAATTACATTTGGAAGGAACTGAACAAGGGCTTTATCAGCAACAGGGTTTAGGGCCATACTACCGAGTGAGTTTAGGATGAGGGAGCGAGAGCCTTCTTCAAGAGCACTCATTCCGGGGGAAGTTACAACAGACATGAGGACTTGGTTTACGGTTTTTGAAAGAGAGTAGTAGTCGGACATATCAGCAGAGTAAAATGTTCGGCCTTTACTCTTTTCGTTCGCTACCATTTGGTCGATGTAGTCGAGGGTTTTCTTAAAGTCGGTGGAGTAGATGTAGTCTTGGTTTTTACCCGAGCCTACAAGAGGAGTTAGAATTGTATCGTCTATTGGAAGCATGTTCTGGAGTTTTTGCATAACACCAAGGCCGGAGTATTGGCCAGATAATGTTGCAAGAGATGATAGATTTTTTATTATGCTATCGGCCCCTTGCTCTTGATAAAGGGCCATGTTGTCTTTTACTTTAAGTTCGATTTCTTCAGGAGATAGATCAGGGTACATTTGGCCCAAGTCTATTCGGAATCTTTCTTCCATCTTTGCAATTTCAGGATCGTTTTCGGCCGTATTCTTTATTGTGCCTTGAAGGGCTGCGATGTTTGGATTTACGAAGTTATTCATTAATTGGTTTTGGGCATCATCGAAAGCCGGATTTTGATTCTTGCCGGGTCTCATAACGAGCTGGTTGTAGAAGGTGGAGAGCTGGTCTTCGCTATACCCTCCCCCAAGCAGGTTGTTTTTTGCAGCGTATTCTTTAAAGAATGTATCTCGTGTTTGTAGTTGTTCGGCGTAGGATAGCTTTCTGAAGTCGTCTGTATTTTCCCAATCAAGATAAGCTTTAAGTTCCGGGTTCATACGTACCTCCAATAATAATTGGAAGTATAGAGGGAAGACTTGCGTTTAGGCAAGCCCTCCCTTTGCGCAATTAACGAAGGGTTTTTCCTTCAGGTATCGGTTTCTTGTCAGTAGGTGTTGTTGTCGTTGAAGCAGGTGGCGGATTCTGATACGAGTAACCACCCATATCAAGAGGATTAGTACCAGGAGTTCCGGTAGTTGTAGATCCTGGGCTTCCGACTGCAAATGCAGCGTCCATAGTTTCTTTTACAGCTTTATCTATTTGCTCTTTTGAAAGACCTTGATTGGCCATTAAAGCTGCAAGAGATTTCTTTATCTCTGCTTCCTGAATATCGTATTTATTTTTTGCAAATTGACTGGCATAATACTTATCGTAAGTGGGGTAGCCAAGAGTTTTCTGCATGTAAGCTTCTATTTCTTTAGCAGATTTTCCGGCCACTGGTTTTAGTGTTTCTTGCCAAGTTGTCTTTGTTGTGGACATGAGGTTCTTTACACCTTGGGAGTAGATTTTCCACTGATCGTCAAGGAGTTTGTTTGCTTCTTCGGATTGTTTTTGCATATTGTTTCCGAGAACTAGTGAACCGCCGTTTTGGGTGTTTGCGAGGCGTTGTTCTTCTATTGAGGCCCATCGGTTTGAAGTGGCGTTTGACTGGTCTGCTTGACGAGCATCTTCAGCCAGCTTCTTTAGGTCGGTGTCGTTTTTCATTTTCTCTACAGCGATGCGGTCGGCAGCTAGGACTAGTTCCATTGGTTGACCGTTCGAGGCAATGAAGCCTGATTTGCGCCAGTCGGTGTTCTGGTCGATGTTATCGAGGTTGTTCATTACGTCAGCCACGTTTGAGGGCTTGAGGTATTTGTTTGGGCTGTAGGATTTCTTTCCCTTTTCTGTTGCGGCCCAAGATGAGGAGTAAAAGTTTGTTACCTTTTTCGCCGCAATAGCTTTTTTACCTACGTTAGTTGGGTCTTTCTTTGATTCCTCCACTGCTTTTTGCGCAGGTGGAAGAAGAGTCTCAGTTACTTTGGATTGAAGAGTTGGCGTATCTTTTGAAGCTTTATCTACTTTAAGGCCAGCGTATCTGCCGTTTGCATCGGTGATAATGTCTCCTTCAAATTTCTTTTCACCTTGTTTAGCAACCCAATTCATTGGGTCAGCTTCCCACTGTTCTTGAGTAAGAGTGCTTCCTGCTGGCTGAGGTTTAGGTTCGAACTTTCCAGTGTCTCTAAAGAACTTTACCTGAAGAGCCGGATCTACTTTACCGTCTTTATCGACGAAGTAGTTTTCTACTTTTTTGAGTAATGGACTGACTCCGGTAATTGGGCCAAGCTCTGAAGACATTTGAGAGGCTGCGGAAAGAGTTGATTGACCACCAAGATAATCTGTTTGATTAATTGACTGTGGAGAAGGAGCAACCCAGTTTCCTGTTACCGGATCTTGGGTAAAAGCTTTCATAGCTGTTTTAACAAAAGTCGATTTTGCAGTTGGATCAGCAATTTCTTTGGCCGCATTTGCGATTAAAATGTTCATATCGGAATTGTTTAACTGTTTGCCTGACTGAGAAGTAAGTGTTGCAAGAGCTTTATTTACTGAGGCGGCTGCTTCTGAAGGAACTGTCGAAATTCCTGCATTTTCAAGTGGGGCTTGAAGATCAAGAGAGACTTTTGCTCCAGTATCTGTTGGAGTAACTGGAGCTGGAGTTGGCTGAGGTCTAGTTCTTGTAGTACCAGAGGGTTGTTTAGTATTTTCTACAGGAGCGATCAAGCCGTTTGCATAATCCCAGTAGGCTTGAGCTTTGGCTTGTTCTACTGTCTGTTGCATTGGAGTGTTACCGAAGGAACCTGCATCCATAGAAGCTGATAAAGCAGCAGCTATAGGGTTTCCACCCATCTGAAATGAGGCAAGCTGTTGCTGTTTAATAATGTTGTTTGGAGAGGCGTTAAGCCATCTAGCATAGTCGCCTTGATATTGAGAGGCAACTTCAGCATCGACTGAGGCTTTAAGGGCCGCATATTCTTGAGCTTTCTTATCTTGCTCGAATTGTTTTTGAGCAAGAGCTTGTCTTGCTCCTGCCTGTACTGCTTCAGCCGCAGACGGCCCTACAAATCCACCACCACTTACTGTTGCCATATTTATCTCCTTAGCCTATACCGGTAGCCAGTCCGGTAACAACTCCAGCAGGGCCGCCAGGAAGTCCAGCTAGTCCACCGCCTATAGCTTTCATCCAATCGAACCCACCACCAGTTTGTTGAGTTCCGCTGTTTGCGTTAAGCCAAGCTTGAACTTGAGGATTCATCGCCATTGTGGGTGCAACATAGCTTTGTTCGCCGAGCTGAGTAAGACCTGAGAGTGCTTGACTTTGACCTTGTCCTGCAAGTTGAGCTGCTGTTAAGCGGCCTGCTTGATCGGCAGAAAGTCCTGAGTTAATGAGGCTTTGGAGCATTCCGGCCTGGGTATTCTGGAGAGCTTCCATTGTCTGAGCATTATAATTGGCTACTCGATCAGCGGCAGTTCTTCTGGTTGCTCCACTGTAGAGGGAACCAAGACCTGCAAACTCATCGGCAGTCTGATTAATTGTCTCTCCACCAACACGAGCCATTCGTTCTCTAGCAGATTGTTCAAGAGGCGAAAGAGCACCCTGAACATAGTTTGTGATTGTGGGCGCAGTTCTTTGATAGAACTGATTTACGTCGTAGGCTGTACCATCTTGAAGCATCTGATTAATGAAGTTATTTGCGTTACCCAACGCTCCAGTAAGAGCTTGAGTGGCGGTATTTGTTGCCTGCGCATTTATATTTTGATAGTCTTCAGGTCGAGTAACGGTATCATAGTAGTCGCCCGAGGCGGCTCGTTGAGCACCACTGCTTAACCAATTTTGGTAGGCAGCTTCTTCAGGAGAAGCCACAAGTCCTAATTGTTGACCGAGCCAGTTACCGGCTTGAGCTGTAGCGTTATTGATATTCTGCCCTACTTGACCTAGGCCTTGCATAAAATCAGATTGCATAAGGTTGTTATAGCCTGCCATAATATTAAAAGGATCGTAAGCCATTGTGTCCTCCTTTAAAGTGAACCATAGAGGATTGATTGAACTTTTTCAACCCCTCTCTGGAGTATCGTAATCACGTATTCCCTAATGTGGTAGGGAGCATCTGAGATTGTTTGAGTCGCGTGGAACTCTAGTGTTGAAGCTGTCATCTTAAAGTTGATAAAACCTTCTAATCGGCCAGCCTCGATTGTGAGAGTTCCAAGAGGGATTAGAAGGCCGTCTCCGGTTAGGTAGTTGTACTCGTCTATTGAAGCTGATATATCGAAGTTAAGAGGAATTGTTGATGGCTCTGAAAGTCGAATTGAGAGCCGAGTAAATGTCTTTCTTTCATCCGGTCTGTCTGTGTCAAACGATGGAGTGGCGAATTGAGCGACGATAGCTGTTGTTCCATTATCGGCTGCCGCATCTTTTGTGAGGTAAGAGATTGATTCATTTACTCCAAAGTAGATTGTGGCAAGGTCTGAGGAACGGCCTATGTTTGCGTAGGTAACTGAGAGAGGAAATGAGGCATAGGTGTCGCCAGCTCCCATTGAAGCGTAGGTGACTGTGCTCGCCATCTTGATTAGAGAGGCTGATTGAGCGAGGTAAGTGAATTGGCTCCAAGCCTTTAAACGCCAGTTGTACGTGAACCAACGGGAGATATCGAGAGAGGAGTCTGATGGTAGGCCGATAACTATTTGATCGTTGTATGCGTCGCATAAGACTGAGGTGTGGGCTGGATAATGACAGGTTGGAATGTAAGTTTCCATTACGCCTGATTCAAGAGGATAGAGTTGTTCATCTTCTGTGAGGACATAAACGTTGCTTTGACCTACAAAGAAATGGCCAAGAGGGGTTGAGGTTACACAGTGGATTCCTGCAATTCCAACTCCGCCTGATTCTACACGTTTAAAGATATAAGGTAGATCAGATCTATTTGAAGGAGTTCCAATAAAGATTGCATCTTCATAGTAGGCTACTAGTTTCTTTCCAAGTGGAAGAAGTTTTACTAGAGTTCCAACTGTTTCTGGTTTATCTTCTAGAGCTTCAGCGTCGAATATCTGTTTGTTGAGTGCACGTGACCAAGTGTAGCGATCTTTCCAATATGAGCCGTCCATGATTAAGTGACCAAGCCAAACTCTGTCTCCAAAGTAGGCAACAAACTTACATACAAAGTCATAGTTAGGAGCGAAGCGAGTAAAGGTTGAGCCATCTGTCATTCGCACATAACGATTGTTGTCGGTAATTAGGATATAATTGACTCCTTCTACATAGGCTTCGCAGTAGTCAAGATATTCGTTATTCGGATTTACAAAGAGTCTTCTGATTATGTAGGTGTAGGAGACCGGGCCTACTGGAGTTGTACCAGTGGCTGTTAGCCGAATGTGTGTTGCATCTGTAACTGTTTGGATTGTAGATGAAAGGACTAAGGTTGCGCCGTTGTAGATGAGCATTTCATCTCCAGGCATCAAGTCATAGTCTCCACCACCACCCCAAGCTGTAGCGTTGCCGGTTACTCCAGTATAGGTTCCTCCGTCTGTGAGAGCTGTAACTGTGCCGGTTGTGTATTCGTCATAGATTGGGACAAGGCCTGCTGTTGTTACTTTGTAGAGGTATTTGCTGTCAGCAAGAAGTGTTAGTTCATCTCCGGCTTGAGTGCCGAGAGTTGTAAGGAAGTTGATTGGAGGCGCGAGAGCTATTGAGACTCCGTAGTTGGAGTAGGAAATTCCGGGTCTTTTCTTTAGGCCTTTCTCATTTACGAAGTAATTGTTGAGATAAGAAAAAGCCCCCTTACCTATCATGTTTGGAGGAGTATCCACAACCATTCCTTCCGTAAGGGGACGAACTGAAAAGTTGTTTTGTCTCGACTGGTAAGAGGGCATAGATCACTTCCTTTTCTTTACAGATTTCTTGACTGCCTCTGTTAAGCCAGTTCCCATATTCTCTATCATGGTAAGGACTGGTTTAATCAGAACGTCATAACCTAACTGTCCGATAGCAAAAATCAATTCAATAAGTAGAGCATAGGGAATCTCAAATGAATTGACAATCCCAATTACAATGTAGAGGGGTATTGCAATTAGTGCCCATACCTTCCCTTCCAAAGTAATCCATTGTTTTGCCACCTGAATAACAGACATAACAAACAGTGCTCCAATAAAACAAGAAACAAATAAATCCATAATAGCCTCCTTAATCCCCCTTATTTGTAGCGAACTCTTACTTTCCACTTAGAAACAGTAACCGTTCCTTCACCCCTAGTTGACTTATTAACCGCATAAAAGCCCGCGCTATTCCCTACAATTAAACCGACGTTTGTTGCATCAGCGTAAGTGGCATGAACGTATTCACCAACTCCGGATCTAGTGTAATTGGGAGTACTAGAAACATCTAATTCGTCCCCTACTGCGTAACCCAAATCAGTAGAAGTACAAACAATATACACCTCGTATTGTTTTGGGATTGATCCAAGTCCGTGTGCAAAAGTGAAAGTAGTATTTAACGCAAGTGCGCCTGATGAGGTTTGTTCCCATATCCAGTCACTATCAATAATACGAAAATCATCATTCGCTTTATCCAACTGGAGTCTAAACCAGCCATAAGTGTAGCCAGTATATGTAGTGATAGCCGCACCGTTTATTGTGTAACCTGTTCCAGTGAATGTATGAGAACAAGTACGAGCTGCAACTCCACCTGAATAGTAAACCCATACTTCAGAATTATCAGCTAACTCGCTAGATCCACCATCAATATAGACAGACAAATCTGTTGTCTGACTTACAGATGCAATACTTTTATTAGCTAGCCTAATAACACTCGGAACTTCAGGTTCAATAAATCCAGATAATACTACTTTACTGCCTGAACTCCAAAGTCGGCTTGTGTGTCCGGGATCGGTAGTTGGAAGAGCAAAGTTGTTTAAGCAGATTATTCCACCATTGCTCCAGAGAAGGCCATCTGTTGAATGACCATCAGTAGTAGGAAGTAAGTCTGTGTCCAGTCTCCAGTTGTAGCCATTAAGAATTATTTTGGGAGTAGCAGTTCGAGTAATAGATTCATATTCAACTGCCTCGAAGGGAAACTTCCCTTCGAAGCTTTGATCTTGCTCTAATGCTTTCTTACTAGTTGTTTCCATCTAGTTCCCCTTAATAATCGTGTTCCTCTGGATACCACAAGAGATACCAGCTCTCTGTGTTAGATTCAATCTCGTCAAAACTAAAATGTCTATTGAAACCGTCAATTCCATCTCTTCCATTGTACGGATCATTCGCATAGAAGAACCGACCAGCATTGTCATAATTCTTCAGGCAGACGTAATGACCCGGCTTCTTTAGACAGACCATCAGAGCATAGCCTTTGTCTAGGTGAGACTTGTAGTTGAAGAGGTTTCCGTCCCACATCATTTCACATCTGGCTTTCAGACAGAGCTTTGCAAAGTACGGATAATACTGCGGTACTTCGTTTACTGGGAGAGTCTTCCAGATACCCTGCCTAATCTTCTCAAGTTCAGCCGAATACTTTGGAGTGTTGTTCATAACGTTTGCCAGGGCATCTTCCGGCTGCATCTCCCCTCCCCCAAAGGTTGCAGGTTTAGCAGGAACCAAGTGAAGTGCATCATAACAGTTTATGGCAGAAGTCGGGCCACAAGTTTCCAAGTGACCCGCCATCTTCTCCGAACTATTGTTGTTTTGCTGAGAATATCGGTTTATGTCATTCCAATATTTGGCACCCATTACTTATTATACCCCTCTGTATAGAAGCTGAATGTACCATAGAACTGAGTAGCAGTGGTAGCTCCAATGTTTGTCCAGACAAACAAATAATCTGTATCGAACTCAAGTACTCGTTCTTCAGAGGCAGTTGGGCCACTACCACCAAGACCAGTAGCTCCTGCTCCAGCGGTTCCCATCTGAGAATCATAGATGATCGGGAATGGCGCAGCAATCGTAACGTTTACAGAAGAAGCAACAGCTCCCACCAGCACTTTGGTCACGTTGACAAAGGCGATTGTCCCGTGGGCTTCTTCAGTTGTTCCATTAAGAGCGGCCACTGAAGTGATTGCAGTTCCTCTACCATCATCGCCAATCAACCCTACAGGTGCCGTAGAGGCCGCTGAAGCATCATGAAGTGGAACCCCACCTTTAGCATTCTTACTTGTAAGAGTTGTTGTTACACCTGCGCTAAGGTTTCCAGCGGTGATCGTAGTGATAGCTAAGTCTCCAGAACCTTCCCTGAAAGTAATTGTTCCAGCAGCAGCCCGACTTAGTTCCACTCCGAGGATGTTCTGCCAAGTTGTAGCAGTCGTTGCTACTGCGGTTGTTCCATTGAGTGTAACCGTTTCCGTCGTAATTGTGGTTGTTGCCCCAGTGATTGTTCCATAGATTGTTGCAATAATCCCCACGTCAGCAGCACTGTTTGAAACAACTTCTACTGAGTCTCCGGCAGGCTGATTGGCAAAGTTACCACCGGCAGTTGCAGCTAACATTGGAGTTCCAACAGCAGCAGCGATAGCAGTACCACCATAGACAAACTTAACACCGGACAAATCAAGCTGATTAGATGTGTCAGTTGTATTTGTAGGATCAGCCACATACTCTCTATGTCTAAAGTTATTTACCGGATATGCTGTGATTGTGCCACCCGTCCAACCACGGCCTTCAAACAACTGAAGTTGTCCTAAGTTCGCACTAGAGAAAGGAGAAGGAATCCTCATGTGAAGAAGTTCCTTCCTTGTTCCCTTAGCTGGAGTGTGAAACCCAATAGCGTAAGTTCCAGCAGCCGCCACTGTTGAAGGCGGCTTCAGCGAAATACTGTATTTTCTTTTCTCATGGATCAATATATGATCGTAATCCGTAACGGCATCAGCCCCAGTTCCTGTTCCCAGCATAGTTACCTCCTATAGAAAAAACACATCAATCAATTTCATAATTATCGCCGTTCCCGACGTAATTGCTCCTGCATAAATAGCCGTCTTCAATTTAAACTTCGCATTGTCGCTCTTACTTCGTGGCTTCAGCCTGTCATCAATAAGAGTCTTCAGCTCTTCAAATCCTTCTTTAACAGCTACTTCCATATCGTCCATCCTATCTCGCAAACCCTTTGTTCCATTCCCATTAATGGAAGTCTCCACAATGTAGAGGCGATCTTTAATCGGTTGAACAATCTCTTTCAGTTGTAACTCGCACTCCGCTTCCATTCAGACCTCCAATTATTTTTAATAAAGCCAGAAAAGATTTAAAACTTTACCTATCTGAGTCGCGTTACCTTCTCTTATAAGCTTTGAGCCTAGTGTAAAAGCACCACTGTTAATGTAAGAATAGTAAAGAGTAACCTGCCCATAATCTATTGACCCTAAGCCCATTAACCAATTACCTCCACCGGGGACATCACCAAAATATCCAAATACGGGTTTCCTAGATAAAGACGCTGTAGAAATAGCCGTGTACGCTGTAGCTTCTGTGGCTGTACTTAAAAGAGAAATATTTCCTCTAAACCCTATAAATGCTTCACCGTTCTTTGTATAGCCACCGACAGTATTTATGTTTCCTCCAACCTCTAAGTTTCTTCCAATCACTCCATCTGTTGCGACATTCAAGTCACCACCAACATCGAAGTCTCCAAAGGAAGAAGACGAAGTTATTGCGCCCCAGACATTGTTGTCTGCGCCATCGGCGGTCAGAAGAACGTATTGAACACCAGTTGAGGTATTTACAAAGAGTCTGCCTTTGTCGAGGGCAGTCGTGAATGATGTAACTCCGTCCGGTCTTTTAGTTGGAAAAGAAGTTCCAGTGTAGATGATGGCTGAACCGGGCTTATGAACACCCTGATCGTTAGTTGGAGTTGTTACAAGATTAACGTGTTCTTCAGCAATACGCTCCTGTTGAACTCGTCTAGTGGAGCGAATCTCATCATCGGCCTGATTAAGAGAGTCACTATCAGCCGGCTTAAGAAGCCAAGCTGCATTTTGCGTATCCGATTTAGTTCCCATTGTCCACCTCTATTCTTCCATAATTCATTCTCATCGCAAGAAGCGACCCATCATTCTGAAGTTCGATTAACTGATTATCGTACTGAGATCCCCAGTAACTTGCAAACTCAGGCTCAGGCACAGAACAAAACAACTTCTCAATAACTTTAGCCAAAATAACTTGATGCCATTGCTCAGGAAAATCTGGCCTATTAAGAGTATCAATAGCTGCATCAGTAGCCGGAACAAACACTCTCGGCTTCATAACACACTCAAACTTAAACGTGATACTCGGATCAACCAGAGAATCAAACACAATTCTGTTTCCCACTATGGCCCAAGCTGCCGGAGTAGAAGGAGTTCCCTGTACAATATTATCATAAGAGTCACCAGAGAATCCGTATTCTATTTCAGAACCATTTTCCATTTCAACAATCTTCAATACAGTATCAAGCTGAGTAACAGTTGAAAGTGGAAGATTATCCTCATAGCTCTGCGGAGTTCCAACCAAATTGTAGAAGCCGGAGTAGGCAACTGCAACTTCATTAAAGCCAATCCAATTTCGATAAAGCTTATAACGAGAAGTAGCGTCTGGTAGAGTGTCCCAATCTTTATTGATTGCACAAACAAGAGCACCAGTTACCAGAGCAGAATCAACAATTAATCGAGATTGCCCAGCTCCTGCTCCAGCGGTTATTGTAAGTACATAGTCTTTCAATGAAGCATTATCGAGAAAAGTATTGATTCTGTTTGCAACAGTCGCTTCAGTAGCAAGGAGCGATAAGTACATTTTTGGCACATTACCAAAGGGATCAGTAAATGAACCAGTTGTAGGTGGGTCTTCTTGATTAAAGGCTCCAGTAATTCCCGGTGCTTTCGTTGTCCAAGTAAAAGCCGTTCCATCGAACAAATGAGCAAACTTAAAATAACGGTGTTCGCAAAGGTGTTTCCAAATAAGCTTCTTGCCTCGCTTATCTATTGCTGAGGCAAGAGAAAGTTCAGCATTTCTAATGTAGCGGAGGATTTTGGTTGAGCCGGTTAAGGCCCAATCAAATGTTGTAGGAGTATTTGGAGTTGCATAGATTGGGAGATCGGTATTTCTTCCAAAAGAATCCCAAGCATCTTCAGCCATTTCTTGATATGTCATAGCTGTCTAACCTCCGTAAAGCACTTATTCGGAATACAAAGTCGTCTTCCCTTCACAGTAACAAATCGGCTTTCAGGAAAAGTTTCTCCACAAATAGGGCAGAGCCTTCCTTTCTCACCTTTCTCAGGGTATTTTTCCATAAGCGTCCAACTTCCATAATTTGTTGTTGATGTCGCGTACGGAGAAGTATCCTTCCAAATCCACGATCCATTCGGATTACTAATTTCTACCGTCCTCGTCAAAACCCCATCTGTTGAGAAACAACTATAAGTCTTTGTAACAAGTCCATCTACAAGCGTTTCTGATTGAAGTACCGCGTTCTCTGCAATAAGTTCTTGTTCAAACATAAGTACCTCTGGGGGAGGGAAAAGCATGCTGGCCTTTCGACCAGCATTTCCAATTATTAAGTCGCGTTCTTATCCAAATAAACAATGAACAAGAAGTGTCCAGTACTGTAATCCGAAGCGTCTGCACTAGTAATCGTGTTAGCAGCAGTTACAGAGCAAGAAGCAGTTATGTCCTCTGCCATTACTCCAGTAGCTATCGGGATAGCGAGGACAGCTAAAAGCTTGTCCCCTACTTCCACACCGGCTACAGTAACAGTGCCAGCACCATTTCTTCCAGCAACAGTTGTAAACTTCAGATTAAGGTTGGAAAAATGTGTATTTGGCATAATTCCTCCTTACGCTCCAGTGGAGCCAACAACACCCTGCCAGTTGAAGAAGTCCGCAGTCTTCCGATGTTTGTAGCTCATGAAAGAGTTACCGTTTCTCGGGTCAACGCCAGAAGTCTTTTTGTTTTCCATTCTGGTGAACATCGTCAGATCATGCAGCTTAGAATCCAGCAAGAACCAATTCGTATTGGTTGACAGCCAGTCAACAGCCACCATCGTCAGACCTTCCCCAGTAAACGGATTAAGATCTCTATCGGCGCTCTGGTACTTGAACTCATTCTTCGTCAAGTCTTTGGCAATCCAGTAGTTGTCAGAACCGGCAGCAACCAACAGAATGTCAGCTCTCGCAAGAGCAGGTCTTCCATTGGACAGCTTCAGATTGTTCATCTTATTAAGCCCGTCCTGCAAAGTGGAAACACCCAAAGCCCCAGTCACAAGGTTGCTCTGAACAGTCGCAGAACCAATGTACGGGTGTGACGCCGAACACAGATACACACTGTCAATACCAACTCTCGGGCCAGCAAAAGCCTGATTGAGATTCAAGAAGGCAATCAACTCGTCAGTTGCGGCAGCGCTTCTTCCAAGTTCCGCAGGCAACTGCTTGATGATTCCCCATCTGTCGTCAGCTTCCGCTTCTTCAGTGGTTTCAATTCCCAAGGAACGTTTAGTAGAGTAAACCCTCTTCACATTTCCCTGTTTCATTTCATCCAAAATGAAAGTTGCACCTTCATAGGTTTCCTGCATATAGCCAAGACCACTGAAATTTCTTTCAACATAGTCATAGCCATCCATGGTCTTTTTCTTAAAGATACTCGACCACTGTGCAGGTTTCTCAGTCAGACCTTCCATGTACACTCTATCTGCATCTCTCGAAGTCAGATAGGAGTACGTCTTACTAGTAATCAGATTTCCCATACTATTATTCCTCCTTCCTTATTAAGCAGACGCAGAAACCCAACCGCTCTTGTTTACGGCCACAATGAATCTTGTGTTCGCGCCATAAGCAGAATCCGGGTGTTTTTCAATAATCTTGAGAACCTTCGTCGAGTTAGCGTCCTCATTGATTTCCATAATGCCCGTAGTACCTTCCAAGTCCACAGCCTCACCAATGTCTGTCTGAGCACCAGTACCGGAGCACTGCATTTCCCAAGTCAGACCAGGAAGAGCCGGTGTATACAGAATCTTGGTAGAACCGTCACCAGTTGCCGCATAATTCGCCACACCGTAAAGATCGGGTGAAGCAGCCACAGCTATGGTGAGAAAACCATCAGTCCCAACAATGAGAAAGTCGCCCTTAGCAATCGTAACTCCATTCTTCAAAATCTCAGACTTCGTTGGAATAGACGGCAGATCGCATCTGAACAAACTTGCTCCATTAGGCGTATCAGGATTAGCCATAATAACCTCCTTACAAAAATAAAGCCCACCTTTTAGGCGGGCCTCTTCACATCATTACGTTTTAGACTAATCTTCTTCAATGACACGCACTTTGTCTCTGACTTCGTGCACCTTGTCCTTCAGTCGATCGGCTGTCCCTTTGAGCTGTGCTTCGCTCTTCCGAGAATCATTATGAAGAGTTGCACGATAACGACCTTCGTCTATCCGCATCTCAATCATAACGGCCTTACCTTCTTTCGTTTCAGCAGTCTTAACTACTTCGTAGCCAAGCTTCTCAAACTTGTCTTTGTCAGCAGCCCGAATCAGCGTATTATGCCAACCTGGCTCCTCACTAAACTGGTAAGACACTGTACCATTCAGATCATAGGGTTCTGCCAAAAAGACTTCGTGCTTAGGCTTTACATTCATTGCCTGTAACGCACCAATCGCTCTGTCATAATCCCTTTGAACCTTCCGGCTCAACCTGTCTAAAACCTCGTCATCAATCTCCCTAAAACTCTGAAGATCAAAGACGATGTTAGCCCCTGCTGAATCCCAAACTACCAGCTTCTCATCCGAATCACCAGCCTTGAAATAGACTGTAGTCCCGCTAAGTTCCTTAGTACCACCTTCGTTACTTTCACCGGACTTCATTACTTTGTCTGCCTTAACAGACTTAGGCTCACCTAATTCTTTTTCGCTCATTTAGATTTTCCCCCTATTCTTAGCCACATCGTACATATCCTGCTTAGAGAATCCCCTCTTTACAAAATCTTGATACTCCCATTCCGGGAACAACTTCCTTACATCCACCTGCTTCTTAGTCCCCACAGCCCCTACACTTCCACCACCCTTACTCACAGTCGGTGCAGCGGGACGAGAAGAGCCTGAGGAAGAAGGCCGAGAAACACCAGCCTCTTTATCGGCCAAAATTTCCTGAAGATGCCGTCCGGCCACCATATTAATCGTCTCTTTAATAATGGCCCGATCCCCTCTAAACCTTGCATCCATTCCACCCAACTGAGCTTCAATCTCGGCCTTATACTTCTTCACAATATGCCCAACAGTCGGGTCTTGTTCTTGCATCTCCAGAAACATCTGCCCCTGAGAAATCGTATTCTGAGCGGCAAGCCCACCCATTTCCTGTCGAACCTGCTTAATAATAGAGCTTTTCAGCCTATCGACAACAACCTTTCCCTTAGTCAGAATGTCCTCACTAAGCTGCTGGTCAGTCAAATTGGCAAAGTACTCTTCATCAGGATCAACTACCTTCGGTTGAGTATTCTGAAACCCCTGCTGAATCCCCCTAAGCGAATTATCCAGCTTCTCAGCAACCGTCCCAAACCCCTCTTTAATCGCGCCCAGTGTATCATTGTTCTTCTTACTCTCTTCAAGTTGTTTCTCAAAGGCACTTAACTTCTGCGATACATCAATCTCTGGCGCATCCTCCGTGTCTTCAACAAACTCAACTTCTTCTTCCTGCTGACTTTCATCAACAACGATATCATCATCAACAATTTCATCACTCATAACTCTTACGCCTCCCCTTCACTAATCTGTTCATCCAGATCCCAATAGGCCACGATATCATCAGCCAACTTAATAATCCTCTCAATCTCCCTTACATGCCCCTGATACAATTTCATGTACATCGGATCATGCTCAAAAATCAGATTGGTCTTCCCAATCTCAGCCTGTTTCCTGAGTATTTCCCTAAATACCTTGAACCCCAGGCTGTCCTTGCATTTGCGGAACTCCTCCCTGTCCTCCGGGCATACCCCCTGCAGCTCCGGAATTACCGGTGGCAACGGGGCCTGGTACGGCTGTTGGTTGGGATTGTCCCTCAACTGTTCCTGTTCCATTAACTCCTCCTCCTCCACTACTATTTTTAAGCTGACTAATCATCTGACTAATCTGCTCATTTGCCATTTGAATCTGAGCCACCTGTCTTTCAACATTCGGCAACAACAACTCAGTATCACTCAAATCAAGACCATCAAGAATCTGTTGCTGCAACTTCGTCTTGCTGACAATCATCTGCGTAAAGAACATCATCAACTCAGGCATTTGCTGAATCTGCGGATTACTCAACGCCTGAAACACCGGTGTTAAACTCTGAAAATATTGCTCATTCAACTGGCTCACAAGCAGATAATTCTGCCTAGCGGCCTCTTGAGTCTGATCGAGATTTGTAGTCTTAATAGAAAACTGCAACGTAACAGGTACATCTTCAACCTTCATCGTCAACGCAGCTTGCAACTCCGCTATATCAGCCGGATCAAGCCTGCCAACCTGAATCTCATAATCAATAACTTCCTTATTCTTTAGTACCAACCACTTCCAAACAATATTTGCTACACTGGCAAACCCATTCTCCATATTCTCAATGAGTGCTCCAATAACACCCATGCTCTGCTTAAACCTGAAGTTCTGCCCGCTAAACGTATCCCGACTCTTGAGTGTCGGATCAGCCATACCACCCATAATAGAGCTAATTCCAGATCCCATCTGAGCATCTTGCCTACTCATCCTCTCTTGTTCAAAAGAACTACCAGGAACCTCGCTAACTCTCATCTCTTGCGGCACTTCATCCTGACTATTGTAGTAATAAACCCCACCCGGCTGTACTTTAACCTTCGGATTAACGCTTCCCAACTTAGCCCAAAAGCTCTTATTAACAGCAAACCGCGCATTCTGCTGTCTTACATTGCTCCAGAACTCCGCATCATTCTGAGCACCAAGCGTATAATGCCCAACACCCTTTCCATCTACATTCCCCGGCATAATAATATAAGGAATACAAGTAATCGGCCTCTCCCCAAGAGTATTCGGGGAGACCCTCAAAATCTTATCATCACCAGCGGCATACCAAACAATATAGTCTCCAATCATCTGAGTCGGCTCACCCTTCTCATCAAGAAGTTCGTAGTACAGATAAAACTCCCAAAAGTCTGTCATATCCTCAGTATTAAACTTATACCCGCGTCTCTCATTCTCGTCCTGAATCTCTTGGCTCACCTCAGCATCAGCCGGTTCCTCATAAACTATTTCACCTTCTTCACCGTCAAACACATAATTCTTAATTGTACCGTCAATCCAAAGTCTCTTATACTCTATCTTACTAATAACCGTCTTCACAGCAATGAACGGCATCTCCGTAATACTTTCATACCCATTCGGATAAATAACATTTCGGGTATCAACAGGAATAATGGACGGCCCAAAATGCCTCCTATACGCCTGATCGACAACAGTCCCATCTTCCATCTTAACTTTCGTTCGATAAACATCATCATCCCAAATAACCTTAACAAACTTCCCACCAAGGCTCACACAATCATAAACAATCGTATTGTTCTTCACCCGAATATTCAAATCCGTCCTTGAATCCGCTAACAAATTCAAATACTTCTGAGCAATCTTGGCTTTCTTCTTACTATCGGGACTCTGCCCCAGCGCCTGTGTATCAAAAAATGGATTTAACTGATTTAAATAATTCTTAACATGTCCGTACGCAATATTAACCGCACTTGCCGTTACCGGAGGAACCGTCTTCAACCGTCCATCAGAATCCCTACCCTGATTATCTGGCTCAACTTCCCTCTGTCTTACAATCTGGCTTATAAGTTCATTGCGTCTTTCAAACTTTTCTTCATAATTGGTCAAATAATCTTTAATTAGATTCTTCAACCCCTCAATATTAACCTTATCCTCAATATCAATAACAGGAACAGCTGCTCCCGCCTCCACATTCTCTACATCAGGTAAATAGTCAGACATAGGGCCTCCTATCTTTATTAAACCACCCTACTCTACCACCACCTCAATGTCAACTCCCAATAAAAAAGGCCACCCTTTCAGGCAGCCTCACAAAAATCATCACTCACAGGGAGTCTTTCCCTCCCCCATTAGGTCAAAGTGCATCCATTTCATTATCTAGCTCTTCACCATAGTTCTTTGGCATCAGATCCTTCACACTTTTCCAAGCATCCCTGACCTTCTCAACAGCCAGCAACAACCTCTGTCTCTTTTCTGCATCCAAAATCAGATCCCGATTACCCAACCAGCTCACAATCAAATCTTCTGTAAACGCCTCAATCGTACAAACAACCTCAAGAATGGCACCTTCTTCAATTTCTTTTTCGTTCATAGAACCCCCTATCAAACTACGCAGAATTATATCACACTTCCAACCAAAAAGCAAACAAAACTTGACAAAATCAACTAAAAAACCTACTATCTCTTTGGAGGAACCAATGAAAAATGCACCATTTACCGTTCACGGAACAAAACTTCTTGTAAAACCTTATCCGATCAAGGATGAAACCACCGCAGGTGGCCTAATTCTGCCAAGTACAACTAAACTTGACGACAATCATGGCACAATTATGTACATGGGATCAGGCGAAAAGGGGGAAGAACGGGACTTTTTTGAAGGCCAAGAGATAATCTGGGAACCCTTCAAAGGAAGAAGAACGGTTATTGACAAAGTAGAATACCGTATCATCGACTTCAAAGACATTGTAATCAGCTTTCCCGCCTAAACACAGCTAAGGAGCCTCCTAGCTAATATGGACGGCTCCTTTTCTTCTCTTATCCATTTCCAACCAAAATTCCTTATCCTCAAACTCATCATCAAGAAATTCCTCATGAGCATTCCCAAACTGAAATCGACTCCCAAACTCAAGCATCTGTACATCATCCCCATTCAGCGGCTTCTTCAACCATCTCTGAGCCTTCTCAGCACAGTCCAAATTATCAAACATCCCCTTCACACTACCAAATAGATTCTTCTCCCCAACAAGAATAGATCTCATTTCCGGCCCTGCGTAAATATTCCCCTGCATCAACTGAGAACCAAAGTTAACCTTAATCCTCACCTCTTTATCACCTCTTACACAGTCCTCATCAATATTAAAAAATTTACCCAGCTCCTGCTTCTTCTCCTCAAGCAGTTGCTTGACTCCAAGCTGCATTGCATTAGTCTCAACCACACAGGTCTGCATATAGTCCCGCCACTTCTCAGCAAAAAAGAAAATTTTCTTAAACACCTCGGGGCTACTTCCCCTTCCACTCCACCCATCAATTAAACATCTCTCATTAAACGGAGTTATTGCCCACATCTGCACACTGGTCTTACTTTTCTTCTCGTCCTTGGTCTTCTTACTAGCTGCCCAGTCCACCGTCATTATCACATAACAATGCTTGAGAAACCTCATCACATGCTCAACAACACCCTCAACCTTCTTATAAATAAGAAGAGTGCTCTCCTTCACACTTCCATCGACTTCCCCATTCTCCAGAAAAACAAAACATTCTCCAATATCAAAATCTTTCAGCGTACTGCTTTCCATCGCCATCGGCCTATTCTGATACTGAGTCTGGAACATCCACGGATCGTTCTCCATCATCTCCTCAAGAAATCTCAAACTAATCGTCTCAGGAAAGATCGGTTCCCCATCCTGCAACGTTGGCCTCCAATACATCGCATATTTACCCTTGTCCTTCTCCTCAATAAACGCCTCATCAAGAAACCCAAAGAGCGCATAAACCCTTGGAACAATCTGCTCCATATAACAATCATCAAGACTATAAAAAGTAAAAGTCCACAAAATACAACTCTTCATCGGACTCATAACAAGAGGAGGCAGAGAAGTTGCCAACCACTTCTTCTTACCTTCCATATCACTATTAGCACTCATTTCCTTATTCAAGTCTTCCGCACTAATCGGGTCATCCACAAGTATATAATCAAAGTGCTGACTCGCAGACGCACCCCCAATACCCTTTGCCGTAACGCTTCCTTCAGATGCCGCCTTAGTCCTACCCGGACTATAAAAAGTCGTATCATTCCAAGTCGTCTTTCCCGTCCACATCATACTGGGCCAAAAAAGCCTCACCAGCTCATTCACTTCAAATACAGTCCGAATGTCCTTTAAAAATCTGCTGGCAAAATCAAATACGCTACTAATAATCGCAATCTTAATATTAGGATCTCTCACGAGAAGCCAAGCTCCAAGCCCAGTCGTTCGTACCGTACTCTTAAAATGTCCGCGTCCAATAGCCAGCCCACTATGCGCTCCATCTCCCAACACATAATCACTTTGACAAAAATTACACATATCAAGATGCAGACTATCAGTCAACTTATCCCATGGCCCAAACGGCCCAAGAATAAACTTCTCAAAATAAAAAAGATTGACAAGAGCAAACTGTTTCATCAGCGAGAGAATCCCCTCTTTGCCCTTATCAATCTCTTTCTTCATCCGAGAAGAAACAATACTATTGTACTCTTCCCCTTCCTTCTCACAATCAAACAGCAGAGCGTCCTCATGAGGCTTAACCGCATAAACACATTCCCGCCCAGTAAACTTAACCCTTACCCACTTTTTTCCGTACGCTTCCGCTTCTATCTTCATTTTTTCCTGCCTTTAAAAACTCCCCAAGCTTAGTCGTCGGTTGCTCATCGGCGGCCTTCAACCACGGCAACAGATAATCTTCCTCGCTACTCTTCAATTCTTTTTCGGCCTGATCGCTCATTAGCATCTCTCCTCTGTATCTTCTTCACAGCTTCCATCCCCTTATAAACCACCGGAACCTCATTAGCCTCTTCCACCACCCTCATAGTCGATTGTTGTAATTCTACAACATCCACCTTAGTACCGAAAGCCAGAGCCATCCCCGCAGCAATCGCCCCAAGAGCCTGATTCATCCTCTCAGAAACCTCCGAGAAGGCCATCTTCTTCGGCCTCGCCGTAGCCGTCATCTCAAACACCTGCTTTGCAGCAGCCAGAGAATCCTTATACTCCACACCATCGCCAGCCAGTCCTCTCTTCAGTACTTTAACCGCAGCAGGTCTCAGCTTATCAATGTCCCCTAAAATCTCTTCAGTCTCACTATTGACATTCACGGCGCGGCCCCCCATAATGTATCTACCTATCAAACGGGGGAGAGGGAAGACAAGTGTTAAACACCCTTCTCTCTTTCCCATCTTTTATTAAATGACATTAACCTTAAATATTTGCATTGTCAATCAACTATTTTAGTTGACACAATCTCCAGGCCGTGCTATAATTCCTATCAGACCTCTTGGGGGAGGGACTACACTTGATAGGTGAAGCAAATCGTACATAACAAAGCCGACCTATCTTCTTTTCTAAACAAAACAATAATACAGAGCACTGGCCGCGAAGCCAATCAGCACAACGGGAGGAGCTAATCTTTATGGAAGATCAGAGAAAGCTATTTACTTGCAAAGAGTGCCAGAAGCGATTCATCTGCTTCAATGTTAATCGGACTCTGGCCGGAATGGGTCACGCTGCTATTGTCCCGGAGGAGATGCGGTACTTTATGCAGAGGGCCGCATGTAGTGATCTGGTGATTATTGAAGGATTGACAAGTCAGAAGAAGATAGTTTAAGTTGAGGTTCTAGCGGTGGTGGGTGGGATAATTTAAGCAAGCTTTCGGGCTTGCTTTTTTATTTGTCATTTGAGGCTTGTTCTAAAGCCCACTCAAGTATAGCAAGGGATAGGTCTAAACAGGTTTTCTGTTTGTTCATTATTGTTTTATAATCTTCTTCAGTCATATTTTCAATGATGTTTAGTGTGCGGCCAGTAAGAGCTTTTATCCTAGAAACAAATAATTCATCAGTCATCTGATTCTCCTTTAGAAAAAAAGAAACCCAGAGGAGCTATTAGAGTAGCTGTCTCTGGGTCGACCTCGTCCATTTGAGGTCTTATGGTAAATGATCGAATGGCCTTTAGTATAGTGGCCGTCCGGGGTTTTGTCAAGGAAATTTTTTCCTTGCATGTACTCGTGCGGCCGGAAAACCGTAAGGTTTTCCAAACATGTGATATCAGCATATACAACATATTCTTTAGGAGACTATAGGTTTATAGTAGCAACTTCCTTTTTCAAAAATGGCTGGAGTTGTGTGAGGTGCATCTATATACATATCCCTACCCCCGCGTCCGAAACCGGGTACCCCCTAAAAAAATTAGCCTGGCCTCATTCAGTTAGTTCACCCTAAACATATAGAGCCTTTGGGGGAGGGCCGTCAAGCGAAGCGCAGACCAACCAGCCCTTTAGTTAGTCCCACCTAACTTCGTTAGTCCCCTAAAATAATCCTGCAAAACTTCAAAAATAAATCACAAACTAGTTGACATTATCAACTATAGTACTATACTTAACTTATGAGCGTTGCTCATTCAAAAGCTTTTAAGCAGAAGAGAGGACACTATGAGTAATTTACAGAGAGCATTTAATCAGAATCAAGCCTACCTGAAAGACCAA